AGTTGCAGATGTTTCGGCTGCAAAAACTGAGGCTGCTGTTGCTCAACGTGACCTCATTTAATAAACCTATATACTTTGGGGCTGGCTATATGCTGGCCCCATTGGTGCATCAAGTTTATGCAACAAAAAATTCTTGGGGCAAAAACTTATTTAGGAATTACAATGGCTCTTACTTTTCTTTCATTAACTAATAGTGTTATCACTCGTATGAACGAAGTGGAGCTAACTTCTAGTAACTTTACAAGTTCTAGAGGTGTACAAACTCAATGTAAAAATGCAGTTAATGAAGCAATAAGATATATTAATCAACGAGAGTTTGGTTATTCTTTTAACCATTCTACAAATTCGTCTACTCTTGTGGCAGGTCAAACAAGATACTCCTTACCTACAAATACTAAGTCTATAGATTATAGTACTGCTAGGATTAAAAAAGATAGTGATTTAAATGTATCAGGTAATAGCCTTACCACACTCAATTATAATGAATATATTAAAAACGGACTAGCTGATCAAGAAGATGATGTAGTAGCAACTACTCTCAACGGATCACACTCTGACAGTGTAGCTACACTAACACTTACATCTACTACAGGGCTTGATACTACAGGTACAGTACACATTGGTGGAGAGCAAGTTACTTATACAGGTATTTTAGGCAATGATATTACAGGATGTACCCGTGGTGCTAATAGTACTACTGCAGCTACACATGCTGATGGAGTTGCCGTAACACAGTTTGAAGATGGTGGTGTACCTAGAAGTATTGTACGTACACCTGATAATAATTATCTTCTACACCCTTATCCAGATAAAGCATACACACTAAATTTTGATTACTTTACTTTTCCTTCTGACCTGTCTGCACATGGAGATATAACAACTATCCCTGACCGATTTGCACCAGTAATTGTAGACGGTGCTACTGCATATGTGTATCAGTATCGTGGAGAGTTAAACCAATATCAATTAAATTTTGAACGTTTTGAGCAAGGCATTAAGAATATGCAAAGTTTGCTTATTAATAAATTTGAATATGTTAGATCAACTATAGTGTTAAGACCACGTGGTTCTGCTAACTTTATGTCTGGTGTTATTTAATGCCTGATAGCTCTCAAGTACAACCAGTTGCATTTAACTGTGAGGGCGGTTTAGTTTTAAACCGTTCTAACTTTATTATGCAGCCGGGAGAGGCACTACAATTAGAAAACTTTGAACCTGACATTTCAGGTGGCTATAGACGTATTAGTGGTTTTCGTAAATACGTAAATGCTGTTGTACCTCACACCAGTTCTAGCTCTGAATCACTACTAATGATTGCTAACTTTGACAATAAAGTATTAGCAGCCAGAGGTGAAAAGATATTTAGTTCTGCTTCTGCTGAATTATCTATTGCTATTGCAGCAGATACAAGCATGACAGGATCAGGTACTATTACTGTACCATCTACATTAGGTTTTTCTTCTAGTGGTACACTACAGCTTAACTCAGAGATATTTACTTATACAGGTAAAACATCTACTACTTTTACAGGCGTAACTAGGGCTGTATCTTCTACTGCAGCAGCACATTCTAAACTTGATGTAGTATCAGAAAGCTGGACTGTTAGAGACACAGGCAGAACCAGTGCTGCAAAGTACCACTTTGAAAGATATAACTTTGACGGTAACGAAAAGATTGTTTGTGTAGATGGGGTTAATGCTCCTGTAATATTTAACACTTCTATGACAGCAGCAGATGTTAGTGATAGTAGTGTAGCAGGTGCTACTGTTGTGGCTGCATATAGAAATCATATGTTCTATGGTGGTAAGTCTACTACACCACAAGAGGTAATATTTAGTGAGCCGTTTGATGAAGACGGGTTTAATAGTGGTCAAGGTGCAGGTAGTATTAAGGTTGATGATACTGTAGTTGCACTAAAGGTTTTCCGTGATAGCTTGTTTATCTTCTGTGAAAACAGAATATTTAAACTTACTGGTTCTAGTTCTTCTGACTTTTCTGTACAACCTGTTACTAGAAACATTGGTTGCATTAACAGCTTTACCGTACAGGAATTTGCAGGTGACTTAATCTTTCTTGGTCCTGATGGATTACGTACTGTTGCTGCGACTGCACGTATTGGTGATACTGAACTGGGTACTATTAGTAAGAATATCCAGACTGTATTTGATGAGAACATTAAAGATGCTGGATCGTTTGACTCCGTAGTTATACCCGATAAGACCCAATACCGCATATTCTTTACTAAAGATGGACAAGGGCAAACACTATCTAAGGGTGCTATCTGTGTTCTTAAAAAGGAAGCATTTGAGTTTTCTGAAACAAGAGGCATACAGGTGGCTTGTACTGATACCTTTGTTGAGTCAGGTGATGTTATTGTTCTACATGGTGACACTACAGGCTTTATTCAAAGACAAGAATCAGGCAATGACTTTGATGGTACAGCTATCTTAGGTAGATACAGAAGTCCTGACATGAGTTTTGGAGACAGTGGTATCCGTAAGCACATGCAACGGGTTATCATTAACTACAAACCAGAAGCAGACATTAATGCTGACTTAATACTTAGATACGACAACGAAGATACAGATTCTGCTAGACCTGCAAACTACCCACTAGACACAGCTAACGTGGCTGCACAGTATGGTTCTGCTACATACAGCACACAAGGCAGTGCAACACAGTTTGTTTATGGTGGGCCAACACAACCCCTTGTACGTCAACCAGTAGAAGGTTCTGGTTTTTCAGTTGCATTAAAAGTAGAAGACGGTGGCTCTACTGCCCCGTACTCACTTAAAGGGTTTCAGCTAGAATATCAATTAGGAGCAAGACGTTAGATGGGTGCTACATATTCAAGACAATCATCATATACAGATGGCGATACAATTACGGCGGCTCACACTAACAATGAGTTTGATCAGCTATTAGCTGCATTTGCCGCAAGTACAGGCCACACACATGACGGGACTACTGCAGAAGGTGGTCCTATTACTAAGCTGCTTGGTACATCTATTACGATGGGTGACGGTACTGCAGGTACAGACATTACAGTAACCTTTGATGGTGAGAGTAATGACGGTGTATTCAAGTGGATGGAGGATGAGGATTACTTTGAGTTTTCTGATGATATACTTATTGCGGCTGCGGAAAAGTTACAGTTTCGTGATAGTGCTATCTATATTAATTCTAGTGCTGACGGGCAGCTTGACCTTGTAGCTGACACAGAGATACAGATTGCAGCTACTACTATTGACATGAATGGTAATGCTGATATTTCAGGTAACTTGGGTATTGGTGGTAATCTTACAGTAACAGGTACTACTACCTTCAATGGTGGTACAATTACTTTAGGTGATGCAGCAGCAGATAATGTTGTGTTTGGTGCTGATGTAAACTCAAGTATTATTCCTAATACAGATAGTGCATACGATCTTGGTTCGTCTAGTCAGGAATGGCGTGACTTGTACATTGATGGTACAGCTTACGTAGATGCTATCAACTATAATGGTACAGCTATCTCAGCTACTGCTGCTGAACTTAATATCATGGACGGTGTTACTGCTACCACAGCAGAATTAAACATCATGGACGGGGTAACGGCAACAGCTACTGAGCTTAACATTCTTGATGGTGATACATCTGCTAGTTCTACTACTGTAGCTGATGCTGATCGTGTTGTATTTAATGATGCTGGTACAATGAAGCAAGTAGCAGTAACAGACCTTGCTGCTTACTTTGACGATGAAATTACTGCAATGCCTAACTTAGTTACTACTGCTGCAACTACTGTAGGTGCATTGAATAGTGGTAGCATTACATCAGGCTTTGGTTCTATTGATAATGGTTCAAGTACAATTACTACTACAGGGCTTATTTCAGGTGGATCACTTGATATAGATAATGTACTTATTAATGGTACAACTATTGGTCACACTGATGACACAGACTTAATTACTCTTGCTAATGGTGTTGTTACTGTAGCTGGTGAAGTGTCTATGACTACACTAGACATTGGGGGTACTAATGTTACTTCAACAGCTACTGAGCTTAACATTCTTGATGGTGTTACAGCTACTACTGCTGAGATTAACCTTATGGATGGTGGGACTTCTGCAGGTACTACGGCTGTAGCTGGTGGTGACGGTATTGTTACTAATGATAATGGCACTATGCGTCAAACTACAGTAGATACCTTTGATACATACCTGTCAGCTACTACTAAGACACTTACAAACAAAACACTTACTACACCTACACTAACTACCCCAATAGCAAATGCAGGGGTTCAGCTAAAGAATGGTTCTACCTCTGCAGGGTTCCTTGAGTTCTTTGAGGACAGTGATAACGGTACAAACAAAGTAACTCTAATTGGTCCTGCATCTACTGCAGATATTACCTTGACACTACCTAGTACTGCTGGTACACTTGCGACTACCGCATCAGTAACTACAGTAGCACAAGATGAAGCAACAGCTTTAGCAATCGCCCTTGGATAAGGAAACAAATTAATGGCAAATACATTCAAGACACT